GCCTGTCGGTGTTAATGTTTACTAGAGAAGTACATCTGTCGAAAGCAATCAAGTAATTAGTGATATTATCAAGAGTGTTACTCTGTTCCCAAGTTGTAAGAGATGTACAATTAGCAAAACAACCTTCCATATTAGTTACACTATTAGGGATATTAGGTGCGGTTGTGAGAGATGTGCAATCAGTAAAACAAACACGCAAATTAGTTACACCATTAGGAATATTTGGTGCGATTGTAAGAGATGTACAACCATTAAAACAAGCTTCCAAACTAGTTACACCATTAGGAATATTAGGTGCGGTTGTGAGAGATTTACAACCTTGAAAACACCTCAATATATTAGTTACATTATTAGGAACATTAGGTGCAGTTGTAAGAGTTATACATTGGCTAAAACAATAACTCATATTAGTTACGCTATCAGGAATAACTGGTGCAGCAGTGAGAGATGTACAACCAAAAAAACAATTTTCCATATTAGTTACACCGTTAGGAATAACGGGTGATTTTACCAATTTTCCACATAACTGAAAACAGTATTGCAAACTGTTTACAACTGGTAAGGTAGTTGCTTCTAAATCTACATATTTTGTAGAGTTAGTTTTTATAACATTTCCAAGGGTTCCTGTTGTTAAAGAAGAACCTATATTACTTGCAGTTAGGCCTGTAATATTTAATTCATACGGAGTATCTGCTGTATTTGTAGGTTGATTCTGCAACCAAGTATTTAAATCTTCAAATGCTACTGTAACTACTGCCATATTATTCCTCCGTAAAAATCCTGTTTGAAATCTGTGCTGCAGTCAGTCCAAGATAAGCACCAACAGTGCTCTGGTCTTTTGCTTCTGACATCAAATCGTTATATGCTTTTGCATTATTATCATCTACTGCACCTGTTATTCTAATCATCTGTTCGTTATTTGGCTTTACCATATTTGACTTAGAGAAGAATACCAGAGTGCCTGTGTATGAACTAATATCCTTTTGAACTGTACCTTCAAAACTCTTAACAGAACTAATCTGTTTTATAATTGCGTCATCATCGTTTTGTACTATCCCACCAGTTCCACTTAAACTTTCTGGGTTGCTATGACCACCTTCTTCATAGAACGGATGCGAACTGTCATCGAAGTGGTAAATAGTACCAGTTACTTCAACACCGATAACAGGAGCATCGTCAGAGTTTGTGATAACCATATTGCCGAGTTCGTCTGTGCGAACTTCTGCCATATTCTGCCAATCTTCAACACCTTCGGTTTCGCTGACATCTTGTTGAGCAATCACACCAGTAGAAGTAAGTGCCAAACGTTTCTTTGGGTCTATTTTATCATAGATGTATGTACCCTGTTTGAAACTTGCATCACTTCCAGATGTAAGCGTAATGTTACCTGCCTGCAAGGTTATGAGATACTGACCTTCGTGGTCTGGGTCTGGCATTACTTCAAGGAACTGGTCATCACCACCTACACGGAAACTTCCTTTCTTTACACCACCTGCAACTCCACTATCTTCTGCTGACAAGTCAGACAAAGCCCAGAAGTTCTTCCAGTCTTTGAACTCACCCATACCACCTTGTGAAATCATTCCAAGGTTAGCATTAATGGCTGAAAGTTTTTCTACGTACAAATCCTTGTAATGTTCGTGGCTGTGAACAACGTCAGAGATATTTGTAGGCAGAGCGTTTATTTCAATATCGTTCACAAGGTTGCTTAAGTTACCGCTTTCATTTGTAAGCTGGATTGCATATCTGTAAACAGTAGGAACCATTAAACTCTTATTGAATACCTGTTCCCATTCAACTTCATAATAATCGGTTCCGCTTACTACCGATGTGTCCGTAGTAAGAACATAGTGGCCGTCATCAAGTTCATACCAACCAAGTTCAAGAGGATTCTCTTCACCGCTAGGAGTAACCTGGCTGCCGACACACATATAATAATAACCTTCTGTAAGTTCTGAGGTACTTGGACCAGTGTAATGGATAATCTGTCCTTCAGTTGGAGAGACTGGCTTTACTGCACTGTCAGGTACATCTTTTGTAAATGTGCCGGTGAATACATTACCTTCCTTAAAGATACGATATGTCTGACCAATCAAAGGAAGTGTGTGAGTAATCTTAGTTCCAAAGCATTCAAATGCGTTGTCAGTTTCTACCCAGTCAGTTCCGTCATATTCATAGTAATGGCCATTTACAAACTCTTCTGTTGTTGTACCAGTGTAAATTACAATGTCACCTTCTTGTGGGTCTTGTGGCATTGTTTCTACTTCTGGATACTGCTTTCTGTAATGAGGCTCGTTGTCCTCATCTGGAACTGTCCATACTGGTTCTTCAAACTCTGGAATATAATACTTGCTGTCTGGAGTAATTCCTAATAATTGATTGAAAGACTTGTTTGTATCTGAGTCTATATCGGTATTACCCATTAACTTGATCTGCACACGAGTTTTAAGAGTTCCGTAGAACTTAAGATTTGCATTATACAAAGCAGTAAGAATAGCAGTTCTATCGAGCACTTCTGTATTTACAGTAATGTGCGGTGGAATCCAAGTAAGATACTTCGATGTATTAATTGAAGAAAGAGAACCAGAAGTTGAGTTATGGCTTGAACCGTTTACTGCAGTTACAGTAATTCCCCAGCTTGCCAAGTCAGTTTTCTCTGGATATCCATCAACACTTCTGTCGAATATATATGTAAATCCCTTTGTATAAATTGCTGCAGGAACTGAACCTTGAGTACCAGTAAGAGCTACGGTGTAATAATTTGTTCCATAACAATCACTGTTATCAGTCCATTCAAAAGTGATTGTATTTTCCTCTGCAAGAGATTTTGTTACAACAGGTGCTGAAGGAATCCATGTCTTATAATCATCATAATTAATTCCGAGCTCTGCACTTGGGGAAGTGTTACCGCTTGAGTTTGTAACTGTAAGTTTTACTGTATAATTATCAAGAGTAACAGTTCCGGCTGGCAATCCCTGGCCGGCTTTTTCTGGATATCCATCTACGTTAGAAGCACGGTTGAATGTGTAAACTGTGTTAAGGTCAGTTGTAACAAGAGTTGCTCTAAGAGCATTGTTGTATTTTACTTCAACTGTGTAAACGTTGGTTCCATATAACTGACGGCTGTTAGCACCAGTTGCAGTTGCCCATTCAAAATTAATTCCACCCTCATTAGCGTCTTTCTTTGAGAATGAAGGTGTAGCAGGTGTCCATGTTCCGTATGCATTAAGCGAAGCATTAGAGAGGAATACGTAATCAGACCAGTTACTTGTTACTTTCTGTCCCTGTGAGTCTGCATACATACTTACAGACTTTGCTCTAATCTTCCAGTAAGCAAGGTCTTCTCGTTCTGGATATCCGTCTACGCCTGAATCACGATTGAACAGATAAAGTCCAGAGTAAGAACCCTTTACTTCGAATGTAGAGTTATTTGAACGAGTAATTTCATAAAGAATATAATCAACGTTATTTACACCAGTAGTATCTGCAGAACAACCAAACTTCAATCCGTCCCTGTCTACTGAGAAACTGATGTTACTTGGAACTGGAGGAATACTACCCAATGTTTCGTCAATCATTCCGGCAGCCTGTGTTGCAGATTCTTGAATTGCCTTTACAAGCTGGTCTTGAGTAACATTGTTTGACAGAGCAAAATGATTTTCCATACTTCTGTCTGGAAGTGTCATATTGTTCTGGAATGAAGGAAGTTCCTGTCCACAAGTATAAAGTCCTTCGTTGTAAGCGAGTAATGTCAAATCATACTTCTGCTTTTCAGAAGGTTTAATCTTTACAATACGATATGGTGAAGTAATGCTTCCAACTTTACCGAAGCTCAGGATGTTTCCAACTTCCGGCTTGATTACATAGTAATCGTTTCCGTTAGGATCAAACTGTGATTTAGAAATATTTACTGCAAGCAAAACAGTATTTGTCTTACCTTTAGTTGCAGTATAAGTTACGCCACCTACGTCCTTAGTAGTTCCAACAGAAGCAATTCTCAAAGTAACACATCTGAATTCCTTGTACTTGGAAGGCTGCATAACAACACAACCAAAGTCTTCGCTTCCGTCCAAATGATAAACATCGTCAATTACAAATCCGTAGATGTAGTTATCATCTTCAATTAACTGAGTAATTCTTCCGCCATGCTCTTTACCGATAAGCATTGTGTCGCTCTGAACAAGAACAACGTCACCGAGGGTATAAGTTGCTCCTTCCATTCCGAGCTGAATATTTACACCCTCTCTATTAAGGATGCGGTTAGCAAGAACATAACCTGCCAAGAACCAAATCTGATTATTGTTTGTTACGAACTTAAATCCATAAGGCTCAATTGCACCAAGAGGTTCTTCTTCAGACTCTCCGTCAGCCATGCGGTATACCTGATTCTGTTCATAACCGTCATTTTCATCTGGGAATGTTACCTGAATACCAGACGGTAACTGAGAGAAGTTCAGAGAGAAAGAAGACTTAAGAATGTTCTTCTGATTGATAAGTCCTACTGGATATTTCTCACTCTTATCAATTACGATAAGGATTCTGTTCTTCTGGTCTCTTGTATAAACTGCCTGACCTGCAATAGCAATATTAGAGAGAACATTTTCAAGAAGTTCTGTCTGATAGATGTAAGCATTTGCAGTAAAGTAAACATATACAAGATCGCCGGCTGCATGACGCTCTTCTTCTCCGTCATGGTTGTAGTGATAGCCGGGATATGTGTAAGTAGAACCGTCACTTCTGTTTTCTGCCCACAAGAACCACTTGGTAAATGAATTGATATTGAAGTCAAGGATTCCATTTTCAGAATAATTACTCTGAGAATAGCCAAGAGCATCATTGCCAAGATGTGGTCCGATACCTGCATAAAGGAATACTGAAGCAACGTTGTTATTACAGTAATTACGAGTTCCGTCACAGCCAGTGTTGTATACGCCATTTGTCATATCTTTATTTGGAATATAGATACGACCGTATTCGTCTCTGTGTGAAGGAATATCAATTACATCTTTTAATATCTGTTCAATAAAGTTGTTTCCAGCAGGTAAGCACTTAGCGTCTGTATATCCGGCCTGTCTTCTTGCATAATACTGCTGTTCTGTAATGTCCTGGTAAACTTTTTTGTTATCTACTGTTACAAGCTGAACGTATCGATTCTTCTTTATAACATTTTCTGGGAACCACTTCTTCTGAGTCTTGTCATAATAAGGAGCAAATGACTCTGCGATACAAGAGAACTTCTTGATAGTATTCGATAACTGATCAACGCTATCTGTCTTTGCCTTTAATGCGATAACACAGAGTTTTCGCATATCCTCTTCTGAAAGAGGTCTCTTCTGAATAATTCTTGGATTATTGCTCTTAAGCAGTTCATTACCGTCAATCATTGTTGAGGTGAGTGTAGTCCAAGTAAAGAGGTCGTTGAATTTATATGCTGAATGTTCGTTTGTGGAAACTGTCTCGTCAATGTAGTTTGGAGAGATTCTGACAACACGAACTTCAATACTCTTTGTTGTGTTTGTACTGTCATAGAAATAAGACTTAAACTTATTAAGGAACTCTTCATCAGAGTCACCGGCAGCACGAAGATTTGCTTCAGCCCATGCAACAAGGTCAACTTCAGTTGTACAGCGGAATTCATTGATACCAGTGTGGTCCTCGTCATCACCACCAAGTGGCTGAAGGTTGAATGCTTTACTACCCATCCAGAATTGATTTACTTCTACTGGATAATCATTTCCTGTGTGTGCAGCTTTATCTGCTTGAAGGTCCTGCAGCGAAAGATAAGAAGCCTTAATTCCATTTCCAACGCATACACAAACAGGATAATAAAATGGAGTTCCACCAATGTCTGTATATCCTTGATGAGTTGCACTTGCGTATCCTCCGCCAAAAGAAGAAGACTGAGAAATAACTCTAACACCAATGAAACGAGTAAGGTCTGTTTCGTGAATGACCTCTTCGATAGACATTGTGGTTGTATTAGCTGGATATGTGTAAGTCTTATAATAAGAAGTGCTGCCTCGTTTGTATTCCACCATAACGGTGAAATCACCATCAAGCTCAATACCTGTGTGAATATTCTTGATTGTAAGAGTATAACCATAAGAAGCGGAAGTTGTGTCTGCAACGTAATCAAAACGGAAATCAACACAAACTGACGGCTTGACCTTTCCACTCCAACCCATGTTCACGCTGTTGATTTCATCGAATGAATGCCAGTAACGCTTAGTCTTGTACTGCTGTGTTTCTACATCGTACTCCTGTTCATACTGGTGTCTGTTATAATCGTAAGTAGGTAAAGCAAACCCTTCGCCTGCGTATGCTCCATCTGCCTTGTCGTTATCTTCAGAGAATACACGCCACTGAATTGCAATCCACATCGGAATCTTGCTGTAGTGCATTGAGCTTACTTTATCTACAGTTTCAGAACGTGTCTTATACAATCCCTGTGCAAAGTCAAGTTCAACCTTAAGGGATTTAGGGAACTGTTCAGAGAAATAAATAGGATTGTTTCTTAAACCGTTCTGTAATCCAAGGCCTTTATATGAGATGTTATTTCCTTTATCAATATCTTCGAGAGTTCCGTCTGCAATGAACAGAACATTTGCTTTAATATCATTCTGAAGTTTTGCATAAGGATAGATAGCACCGTAATTTACATCTTCGTTTGGAGTCTGCTGAAGGATTTCAATGGTAACATCATTGTTCTTCCATACGTTTGTAATTTCGCCTACGTCAGTTCCGCTTCCTGCGTTTTCATCTGTACCATAAAGAGTACCAGACCAGATATTCTTTAAGTTAGGGTTACCACTCCATCTCTGGTTATGAGCGATAAACTGGTCTCCCAGCTTAAGGTCTGTAATTCTAAGAGGACCGTAACCAACACAGTAAAGAACGTTGATGTAGTTTTCTTCACCATGAGCACCAGAAATATCATTAAATGGAGAACCAATAATAAATGGAACTGCAAGATGTTTACCAAGTACAGTAGGATATGGCTGATTTGTAAGAGGCTGGTTTGTAGCACCACGAACATCTGGAAGCCGTTCCGAATCAATTCCTTTTTTGGCAGAAGATGAGTCATCAATTTTTATACTATCAGCGATGATGCCACCAACAATACCACCGGCAAAGAATCCAATTACACCGCCAATAAGTGCACCCCACCACTGGCCAGTAACTTTAAAGCCTGCAAACGCTCCTTCAAAAAAACCAATTACAGCACCAAACCAGCTCCAACCATTTCCACCACCGGCAGGTGTAATTACGATTTCTACAACATCATTCTTCTGTACTTCATAATCAAGTGCAGCATCTTTTCCATTTACAAGTACAATTGCGTTTAATGTTTCCGTATCATCTTCAATCGGAGCATAGTATGTCTTACCAGTTTCAAGATCATAACATTCAATGAGTGTTCCTTCATAAACATTCTCATCTACGTTCTTTCTGATAATAGACTCAATGGAAGTTCCTTCATCAACACCAAATGTCTTATAGCCTTTTGAAAGAATGTTATCTAAAAGTTTTACTGTAGCCATGTGTACACCTTCCACTGCTTTCTGTAATAATTCTCAAGCCTTGTTACTCTTACGCCGCCTAAGTCAGCGTGGATAAACAAGCCTTCTTCAAGAATGACTCCGATATGAACCATTCTTCCGTTTTCATCTGCAAACAGAATCAAGTTTCCAAGTTCCTGTTCGTTTGTCTCAACAGTCTTGTCGCTCATACGACTGCAGACTGCATCAACGTTATCTGAGAAAGTCTCTGGACAGGCTCTTTCATACCAGATGTCGTACAGCTCATGTCCAAGTCTTCTCGAAACTTCTATCGCAAGACCATAGCAATCAAAACCTTCTTCAACAGAACGACCATGATTTTTGAATCTTGCACTTAGTAAGTCATCAATTACTAACTCATTCATTAGCGTTCACCGATGGCAATTTATCTTTTGTAGCAATGTTTCTTGGAACGTTAAGTTTAAGAACGTCCTTACAAACAAGGCTTAACTGTGCGGTGGTTCTACTGTATGTAGCCGACTGCATCTTTGCTTTGAGTTCATCAAATGGGAAGAATCTGTAGGTTGTTACTTCCTGGCCACCTTCATTTACAGTGGTCTTCTTTGCAAAGGCAGCAACTACAGTTACATCACACTCAACCTGTACAGAACGGAGAATCTCTACAATACGTGTATCAATTGCAGAAATGGTAATTGAAGCCTCACCAATGTTCTTTCCATTTTCTTCCGGCGGTGTGTAATTAAACTTACATGGAAGGTATTTCTTACCCTGGTATATAACCGGGTTTGAATCATCAATAACACGGAGATACATGTTCTCCTGTTCATCAGAACCGTCAGCCCATTTAATGTCTGGATTGAAGATTTCCATAAGAACTGGAATATGACCGTCTGTATCTTCTTTCCAAAGTTCTTCCATTGCAACTGTGCTTATATTTTTCATCGTGATATCCTCTAAACTGTAAACTGGTTAGTAAACTCACCAATTCTTACTGTGTATGTTCCGCTTTCTACTTTAGGAGTGAAATAAAGTTTTGCTGTTACATCTCCGTCAAAAGTGCAGTAGTTAATTGTTTCAACTGACTCTGAACCAGAACCTTTTTTTATATAAACTGTCCATGTGTTTACTGTTGGTTCTGTCTGTGGAGTAGAAGTAAGAATTACATCAACACATCCGTTTTCTGCTGAGATTCTCTGTACTGTTGAGGTTTCGTCTGGGATAGTGAATGAACCAGTTGCATAGGTTTCCCATGTCATTGTGATCTGCAGTTCAGTTCCACTTTTAGAACCTTCTACCGCAGATGTAATGATGTAGTATTCGTTATCTGGAAGTTTTGCTGTCGGGTCATGATTTGCTATTCGCTGAATGATATGTTCGATATCTTCCTGCCCTTCTCCGTTCTGTCTGTTTGAATTAATGAGAATGGCCGGGAAGATAAAAGGATTTACACCATAACAATGAACGTATTTATACCAGGCATAGAAACGTTCAAGTTCAGTAAGTCCGTTATTATCCTTATCAACAAAGTTGAAGTTCATAGTAACGTTGTATTTATCCGCAGGGTTAGCACTTACAAGACGTTTCTTTTTCTGTCCACCAGCTTCAAGACCGTCTTCTACTGTGGCACCCTCACCTACAGTTATGCTTGTTGAGTCGATAATAATTTTATTTACATTACTAGCCCATCCAATATACATAACTGTATATTACAGTGAGAAAAAAAACAGATTAAAAAATTAGGCAATTACTGTTCTACCATTGAGTCTGGCTTCTCGTGCATTGAAGGCTTCGTCACCCTTAGATGTAGCAATTACTTCCTGAACCTTACTTTCGATGATAGCCTCGAAGTTGATTGTGTTAGACTCTTCATCATAAGAAGACCTCTGCTGAGTAACTCTTACGCCAGTAGACTTATCAACAACAGAGAAGTTGATTGTAGGAGCACCACCACCAACCAAGGTTCTAGGAGTCTTTGTTGCAATCAGATAGTCTTTAGGGTCTGTAGTAACTACGTCACCACGAGGTGTAATGATTGCATCGTGTACACTCTTAGTAAAGTTTTCATTTGCGGAAATAGCCTTTTTATGACGAACTGTATTCTCGTAGTAAATAGCATCTTCACGAGCCTGTTTGAGAAGGTCCGAGAGGTCTTGCTTAATCTTGAGGAGTTTCTGATATTCGTCATCTTCTTTACTGCTGTCTTCTGTTTCTCCATCTAAGTATCCACCAAGGAATGAAAGTCCACCACCTGCAGCGGCAATAGCAAGACCGAGTAATACTTTCTTTTTATCACCAACACTTGAGATTGCAAGAGAAAGACCGGCTTGAGTAATCATACTTCCCATATTCTTAAGCATTGAAGCAGACATTGCAGCAAGATTTTTTCCAATTTCTGCTGAGTCATCTGCTGACGTTGCCAATGTCTTTCCCCAAGTTTCAAGAGTAGAAGTCAATGCAGAAGAAGTAAAGTCTCTTAATATATCTCCTGCTTTCATTCCAATACCATCAAGAGCACCGAGTATTTCACCACCTTCCTCTCCCCATGTGAGAGCAATCTGCTCACTGAGGGAAAGCATTTTGGCGAGTGCTTCATTGGTCTTCTTTAATGGGTCAAGGTCTTCTTCAGAAATAAGCTCAAGTTTTGTTGCAGCCTGTTTTTCTGGAGAGAGCTTATCATAAGCTGCCTGTCTCTTGGCATTTATATTAGCAACAGTATCTTTTTCGGCACGGAGTTTTGTTGCTATATAATCAAGCTGGTCAGATGACAATTCCTGGCCTGTCACGTATTTATACAGACGGTTATTAAGTCCTCGTGTTCCACCATAATTTTCTGGAGTAAGATTGTTTTGATCTGCTAATCCATTTGTCTTTGCCCATTGATTAGCAAGATATCTTTTCATTACATCTTCATCACGAGCTTTGTTTTTAAGATTTTCTTCAAGATTAGAAAAAACATCGCTATTAACTAAATCTAATATAGCATTTTCTAATTCTGCAAAAGCGTTTGTTAGAGCTGCATTAGCACCTATTATTGTATCATTCTCTGCTTTTGAACCACCAGTTCCTTTAGTTCTATATGCGTATGCCAGTATCTGTGTGTTTGTTAAACCGTTTAACGCAGGAAAAGCACCTTTATTTCTTGTAAGTGAAGAATCGATGATTTGATTTGCAAAATCAGGGTACTGCTGCAAAAATCTAACTGCATCTAAATGTTTACCCTGTGTATTTTGTATCAGATTATTTCCAGTCAAAAATTTTGAAGCCAACTGTGTAGGAGCAGCCTGAGAGAACATGCTGTTTAACACTTTATTCTTTGCTTCTGTGATATTTGCTTCATGAAGTTCATCATAAATTCTTGGTAACTGTTCTTTAATAAAATTATAAAGATTACCAGTCATTATTACTTCTTCTTCTTCAAGTTTATTACCTTGTGAATCAACAAATTCTGAACCATTAAAGAATGCCTTTATTCCACTCTTTGTCATTAATCCTTCGCCGAATGCATTTACCAACTGGTCACCTGCATCCATTGAAAGTTTTTCAAGAGCCTTTGTGCTAATAGTCTTCTGATTCTTGAGGTCCTGAGATTCTGCTTCTGTATAACCAGCAGCAATCAACTGTTCGTAAGTATCAAGCTCCTGTTCGAGACTGTTCTTATATGCAGTGATTACATCAGTTGAAGCAGACAGTGCCAAAGAGAATTTTTTAATAGCCTCTCTTGTAGATTTCCAGTCAACCTGGAATGTGGCACCAGTATCGCCACGTAACTGCTTTGCATTCCCGGCGGTTTTGATAAGACCCATTGCCGAGTCTACACCCATTGAACTCATTGTTGCTTTAAGGACATTTGAAGCCATATTACGAACGGCCATGTCGTTCTTGTAGTTCTCCATTGTCTGAAGAGTACCAGTCATGCCCTGTGTTGAAAGACCGGTAGCTCCTGCCAGTATACGTTTCCAGAGAGGAACAAAGTCATATTTTGAACCTTTTGCAATGTCATTTGGATTTGCATTCTCACCACCAGTAGTAAGTTCATGAGAAACTGTTGATGATACAAGATATCCCAAAACCTGGCTCTTAATATTGTCCGGCAATTGTGAAGTCTTTAAGAGGTCTTGTACACTGGTTAATGTTTCACTAAATTTATTAAGATAATCTTGATCATTGAGATTGCTGTTAAGTTCTGTAATTTCAGACTGCAATTTAAGAGCAGTTCTGGTATCCATATAGAACGAAGCCTGTTTGTAAGCCTCGTTCATTGCATACGTGAACTGACTTCTCAAAACAGCCATATCTTCTTTGCTTGTAGGTCTATTACCATTTACGATATTAAACTTCTTTCCAGAAGAGAATGCTCCCTGTGCATCGTATCGCAAGAACTCTGGCATTGTGAATTTAGAAAAATCAACAGCACCGTTTGGACCTGCTTTTGGAACTAACTGCTTAAGGATTTCTTTCGCTTCAGTAAGAGTCTTAATTCTTTTTTCTTCTTCTTTTGCTTTGTACTCATCGCTGCCTTTGTAAAGTTCAAGAAGCTCCTGAAATTTTGAGTTTAAGGAATCTGATTTATCTGCTCTGCTATTCTCACGATCAAAAGCAAGCTGCTGTGCTTCAATTGCCGCAGATTCTCTATGAGCCTTTGCGTCTTCTTCAGTAATTGTTTTCTCAGCATTAATAGCATCTACAAGTTCTTTAAACAAACTTGCAAGATTTTCGAGTTCTCGTTGATTTAATCCTTCATATTCTTTTGAGTAAGGATTTAATTTCGCAGCATTCTGTCCTTGTGCAGGTCCTGCTAACAATGATAATGCACTAAATCTCATTACTGCGTTATCAAGAGAATATCCACTTAACGCTTCCTGTGCTCTCACAAGTCTACCACGTTTTGCATCATAAGAATTTGCATAGGTCAGTCGTTCTAAGTCTACGTCTCGTTTTGCGAGTTCTGCCTGTAATTCCTTTTCGTATGTAACTCTGAGTTCTTTATTATTCTTATTGTCCTCAATAAGTTTCTTTAAAATTTCAATTCTATCAGTTCTATTTGCGAGTGTTGCTACATCTTTTTGAATATTAATAGTATTTACATGTTCTTTTATATATGAATAGAGATTCTCTGCCCATGTAACCATTTTGTTTACATACGAATCTCCGCCAGTATTAGCACCAAGTTTAGTTCCCCATTCACCTATAGAGCCGAATGCCAACTGTCTTGCATCTGACAAGTTCTGGAGACGAGCCTTAAGAGTCTTCGCACCTTTTTCAGTAGCGTTTTCAAAAATACCGTTTATACCAGTAAGGTCTTTGAATACTTTCTCAATAATATCACTTGTTACCTTACCATCAGAAATAAGTTTACGAAGTTCCTGCTGAGAAACACCAAGCTCTTTTGATACTGCTTCGAAAATCGGAATACCTGCATAAGCGAACTGACGCATATCGAGCATGGATGCTTTGCCAATGGAAACAATCTGAGCATAGTTGTTTGCAATACGCTTCATCTTTTCCATATTACCGCCGGCAGTATCACCGAGCATTTTAAGAGTGTCCATTAAGTCAGAAGCGTATACTCCAGACTGTTTGAGAAGGACGGCAAGTTCAGATGTCTGCTGTACTCCAAATGGAGATTTTACTGCGTATTGAGAAATCTGGCCAAACATAGATTCTGCTTGAGTCTGATTTGAGAATACAACACCTAACTGGGTTTTAATTGCTTCGATTTCGGCAAAAGCCTCTGTTGCAGACTTTCCTAAATCTATTACGCCTTTTGCGAGATTTGAAACCGCAGTTGCTGCACCTGCAACTGGAGATTTTACAAGAGTTCCTAAAGCATCAAACAAGCCACCAACAATCTTTCCACCAGTTCCTAAAGAAGATACAGCACTTCCAATACCACCAATTGCTCTACCTGCCTGGTATCTTTTTGAATGAAGAAGAGCACCGGTTTCAAACAGTTCTGGATGCTCTGACTTATATTCCTGGAAACCAGCAAGTCTATCATTCTTTTCTTTTCTATCCTTTCGTTCTTTCTCTCGGATAGCATTACGTTCAATGTTAGTTATATTCTTAACATTAGCGACCTTAATCTTTTCTTCTTGATATTCGGTCATCTTTTTCTTTTTTGTGATTTTCTCTTGTGTCTTAGCTGCTTCTTCTGCGGCCACTGCTTCCTTTTGTTTGGCTTCTTTTATCTTCTTTTCAGCAGCAAGGGTTTCTTTTGCTTCCTTAGAAACGCCGGCATAAGAGGTAAGAAGTAATGGTGCCGCACCATTATTATGTTTCTGAAGACGGAATGCTTCTTTAGACATACTACCAGAAGTAATATTTCCAGATGCACCAAGAGTAAATCCTCTCTTTAAGTCTTCATGAGTTTTTTCAACTTCCTTTATTTTTTTCTCAAATGAACTAACGATTGAATCTGCAAACTTATCAAAAGTTTTGTTTACCTGAGATAACTGTTTCTCTACATATCCATCTGCCTTTGCTTTTAATCCTTCGTTTGTTCTAAGAGTTTTATTGCTGCTTGCGATTTTAGCCATATTCTTAGAGAACATGCCTAAAGAAGAATCTAATGCTGAGTCAATACGTTTTTCAATTGCATTTATAGCCTTTTCGAATTCACTTAAATCTATCGAAGGTTTTATTCCCTTACCCTTCATAGATGATATGGCTTCGTTAAGTTTTTTTACGGCACTTTCGGCTGTTGTTACGGAGTCCGCTAAGTTTTGAATCTCTTTGTCAGTGTTCTGGATTGACTTCTGACCTTTTATTTCTACGCTTCCTTCAATATTAAATTCATAATCATCCATAGCGGTACTCCTAAAACTAAAATTATCTCCTTATGACCATAAGGAGATTTTTTGTTTAATCTAAAATCATAAAACTTGAACTTTTCAGTACAAAGTCGATGTTGTCCATTTTTATTGAAGGACACTTTTTATAGAACTCTTTTGCAAGTTCTTCAGAGAACTTAATAGGCTTTCCGTCAATCATAAGCTCTGAACCGTCCTTTGCACGAATATCCTTAGTAAGAACAGCAACTCGGTCAGCATCAAGTTCTTCAAGTTTTTCAATTTTTTCTTCGTCCGTTAAATCGCTTGAACGAACTTCATCGCTCTGTTTGTCAATCTCTTCCAATCTTGCAGCCACGTCTTCTGAATGAATACCAACCAAAAGAAACTCAAGCCCACTTGGTTTGTCATCAACCATTGCCTCGTGCCAGACTCCCTCACGTTCTCTGTCTTCTGTGAAAAAGTTTTCAAGATTTATCTGTTTTGTCATTTATGATTTCTCCTCTTTCATGTCTGCTATCGTATTACAGGCCCACGCTTTCATACGAAACAAACATTTTTTATCCTCTACTGTCAGAGGAACTTTCATGCACTCCACATAATCATTAATCGTGCGGAATGTAAAAATTATGTTACCTGCAAAGTCATATTCACAACCTCGCCAGATTTCCATAAAATGCCGAAAAATCCACGAGTATTCTTTTGGGATTGGAATATCACGAAGTTTCTTCCACTTCTCATCCCTCTCACCCATTGCAAAAAAAGCTGCTTCACCTTTCTTGCGATCTTTGTTCGGACCGCTTCTCTGCTCTATGAATTTTTCTCTTGTATCCACATTTCGTATATATTCAACCTTGTCTACTTTTTTTCCATTTTCTACAACTTTTTTTGTTACGGAATGCGGATGATATAGGAAGAAGTAACGCTCAACAGCTTCTTTTAAGCGTTGTTCTCCCTTTTGATAAAATTTGCGGTGTCCATCACAAATTTAACAATTTCTGCTTTAATCAAAGGTGCCTTGAGGAAAATCTGCTCAACAAGTTCTGGAGAATATACAATCTGCTTTCCTCCAAAATTTACATCACAGCCGTCAGCAACTTTCATACTCTTTACAAATTCTGCTACACGCTTTGCATCAAGTTCTTTTGCTTTCTTTGCTTTTTCAACAGGGTCTTTCAAGTCCTCAAGTTCAGCAAGTTTTTTCTCATAGCGTTCTGATGCTGCGATGTTTTCATCGGTGTCTTTACCAGTAACAAGGAACGAGAGTCCACAACGTTCTCCCTTAATTTTTGGCTCATACCAGATTCCCGATACTTCATTGTCTGCTGTAAAGAAGTCCTCGATGTTAATTTGTTTCATTCTATGGTCTCCGTAAAAAAAAATAGTCAGCCCGACATACGTCAAGCTGACTATATAGTAGCCTCAAAAAAAGGTTAGATTAAAACTAAGCCTCTGTTGTGCAGTTTACTGAAGAAGAAGTTCCAAGGAGAACTGCATCATCAAAGGTCTTGTATGGAACAGCAGTGATCTTGTACTGTTTTTCAGCAGTGAGTGTTGAAGAAGTGAATGTTCCAACTGTCTTGAGGACATCACTTGTTTCAACCAATGTATCACCGTCATATACGCTTACACGTACACCAGTAAGGTCTGAGCTTGGGTCTGTCCAAGTTGCTGTAATAATCTGACCAGTTGCAGTTGCAGCCAGGCTAGATACTGAACCAAGTGTGATATCAGAAGTCTGGAAGGTCTTTGTAACCTTAGTAGACTTGTTACCGTTCTCATCAACAGCAATGAGGTCAACTGTGTAAGTTGCTCCAACTGTAAGACCAGAAGCAGTGTATGTCTGTTCACCCTGTGGAACGCTTGCAGAAACAACTGAAGCACCAGTATTGTCCTGAACATCAACAAGAACGTGGTCAGCATCTGTAGAAACAGAATCAACCCAAGTAATTGTTGCTCTCTTAGACTTAACTGTGATTGCAACATCTGTAACTGGGTCAGGTGCATCTGCTTCTTTGTAAGCAAATGACATCTTCTTTGTTTCTCCGTTAAGAGTTACTTCTACTTCACGGAGTACACCGCCAGTAGTTGTAGAGAAAGCAGATTCTGCTACATGAATCAAACCATCATCATCAACTGTTGCAGTTGTGATAGTCTGTTCAGCAACAACTTCTCCGTTTTCATTCTTAAGAGAATCAAGTACAGAAATCTTTCCAGTAATATCAGAAGCAATTACTGCAGCATTTGGTGTTACGGTAAATGAGCCGGCATCTGTCCATGTAGTGTCATCAGCTACGAATTCAATGTCACGTACCTTTGGAAGAGCTACACGGAAGATACGCAATGCACGCTCTCCGAATGAGTTCCAAGGTTCGCTCTGATCGAATGTGTCA